GTGAAGATGATGCCATAACGTCATCAAATGATGCGTTGAGGAGGAGTTCAGTAACTGCAACAGCCTGACCTTGTTCCTTAACGGTGATTTGAATTTGACTTGCAGAAAGAGCGACTGGCTCCATACGTACACCTTCAGTAAGTTCAGCACCAGTGGCTTCGCTAGTCGTAAGGTTGTTGTAACGCATAAAGTTGATTGTCAAACCAGGCATAACTCCGAGTTCCGTCTTCTTGACGGCAAACTGTTCAAAGCGTAGAACTGGCATTGCTTGGAACAAGATTTCCTTGGACCAAATTTGCTGAATTGCTGGAGAAAGTGTTGAATCACTTGAGTAGCCTGTGGTTGTAATTGAACCAAGACCTGCTCCTGTAATTGCGCCACCTTGTGGGGCTGGAAGGGCCATAAAATTATCCTCCGTGGATAGTTGTTGTTGTTAGGTTAAAACCTGCCCCGTGAGGGGCGGGCGTTGAGGAGCCTGTCTCGCATCTTCATGTACTGGTCCATCGGCATGTTGCGGATATCCTCCGCTGTCAATGTTTGGTATTCCGTCTGAGTTTCCATTGGCCCAACAGGGGGAGCCGTTACTGGCGCACCCCGCAGGCGACCTTGCTGTTGCGCAGTCGCTTGCTGGATTGATTCAATAATAGCATTACTTCTCTCAGTAAGCACTGCAATTGAGTTTTCTATCTCTTCTTCGGTATTACCAAAGACGAGGTCTTGTAATTCAGGGATAATGCTGTCAGCAGCATCTTGAACACGGCTGTTGCGATAAGCCGTTAATTCTTGGATACGGCGCTCTTTTTCAAGGAGTGCTTCCTGTGCGGCACGCTGGGTTTCAATGGCATCAATACGTGCTTTGTAGTCTTTTTCTACATTTTCAAAACGCTGAGTCCACTCATCTTCCTTTTTAAGAAGCAGTTCTTTAGCACTAAGTTCGTTGTGCTCACGTTGCTTAAGAATTTCTTGTTCTTGCTTTGCACGCTCTTCTGCTTCTTGGCGGGCTGCTTCACGCTCTGCGGCGATGATAGCCATTTGCTCTTCCATGCTTTTTACACGGGTGTCAGCCTCTTCAAGACGCTTGTACATCTTGTCTTTTTCCTGTTTACGGATGTTTTCTACTTCATCCTCAGAAAAGAGTTTAGAGTTACTTTTCTTCATTGCGTCTTCAACGAATTGCTCTACTTGGGGAGCATCCGCAGGGACTGAAATAATGTCCCCTTCGGGACCTGGGTTTCTTGCCATGAGTATTACCTACTTTGTTAGTTTGGCTTATATGAACTTGTTTAGTGCTACGTTTAGTTATCTTCGTCAGGGTTACGGCGTTGTGCAAAACGAGCGCCATAAGCCCTGGATACTATTTTATTTACAATTTCCTCTTCCATCGGCATTGCTGCACCAAGTCCAGGCATCGGGGAAGCGGGGCTTTCCGATGTGGATACATTACCACCTTCTGAAGGTGCAGGCTGGGCACCTCCGTCAGGCTGTGTAACCATTCCAGTAGCAAGCATGATGGCTTGCTGAATCTGCGCACGCATCATGTCCAAGGCACCTTGGTCAATAGCGTCATCTTGCAGTTCTTCAAATATTTCAGACAACTTCTCACGTGGGAATTCTTCGCCAAGAATGCGCAAAGCACCTTCTTTTGATTCAAGCCCAAGTTGCATCTTGGCTTGCACTTCATTTAGTTTGATAAGAACATCAATAGGCAGTGGCTCAGGCCAGTGAATACTTGTTCGGTAAGTTAGAGGGTCAGCAGGGTCTAACTGTGGAAGTTGGTCACGCTCTGGTTCTGAAGCCTTACTTGGGTCGTAATTTAACAACCATGGTTCAAAAATTGCAGCAGTACGAATAATGATTTCGTTAACACGCTCAAGACCCTTAGTAAAGTGAATCTTCTTCATGCTGTAGCGGTTCATCATTGGCTGGTATTGAATAGCCAAAGCCACGCCAGAAGTGTTTGAAATGGGTTGCATTTGCCCAAGAGCAGTTTCAGGGACACCTGTAATCTCATGCATTGTGCGCTTAATGAAATTGACGTACTCCAAGGCACCAGACATTTCACCACGAGATTCAAGGTTAAAGACGTTGGCATCTTTAGGAAGACCTGCCCACACCTTCTTAGGTCCACGCTCCAATTGAGAAGCCTTAGCGCCAGTAATAATTGTTACAGGAGCAGCGTGATAGTTAATGATGTCTGAAACTTCAGTCATCTTCTCGTTTAGTTCACGGTTAAGTGGGATGATATCCCAGATGTCTGACTGACCCCAAGGAGAAGACGAGATAGTTGTATTAGGAATGTGTACAACAGGAATTTGACCCAAAGCATTAGGGTATTGGTCAATCAGTTCGTCATTAACAAACTGTTGAACCATATCGTCAGACAAGATTTCAACAAAAGTGTAAACCTGACGAGTACCTTCAGGGGATGTTCCCCAAAAACGATACTTAAGTTTAAAACGAATTAGACGGTCACGGTCATGCGGGTGGTACTCAGGGAAACAATGCGCTGGGTTAAGAGGGATAATACGAATACGTCCCTCGTGCTGCAAGCCCACAGAATCCACATAAGGCTCTTCGTAGGCAATCTTTACGAAGCAATCGCCTGTTACTGACGCTAGTTGTCCCATTTCCCAAAGAACATAATGCTTGTTGTTATCGCCATCCCACACTTTGTGAAGAAGTGGTGGGATTACAGCAGCATTCTGCTCAGGGACATGAAATTGAATACCTTTACCAAAACAAAAGTTAGTAATGTAGTCCGACATAGTGCGGACGTAGTTCATATAGAACTGTGATTCGCCCATCTCACGGCGGTAGGACCAGTGGTGACCAAGATACCAAGCCCATGCGGCTGAGTAGCGGTTTAGGCGTGGGCCATGGACTTCAAACTCTTCGTCTGCAAGTTCTACTAGCCCTAACGGGCTAATAGCAACTGTTAGGTCGCTTGATGCTGCTCTATATGAGGGTGACCAAAAGTCAACTGCCATGGATTAGACCTTACTACAGTTTTACTGGGCAGTTTTCTTAGGGGCTGCCTTTTTGGCTGGAGCCTTCTTAGCGGCTTCCTTTTTTTCTTCAACTGCTACAGTTACTTCTTCTACAAGTTCAGGAAGTTCCTGTGATGCCTTAGTGAGGAAGTTTGCTGTTCCCTTGTCACCTACAAGTGTGCTTGCGTATGCAAGACCTGTAATGACAAGAGGCATGATTGCGGCTTGTGCGCCAGCATCAATGTTTGCCTTAGCAAGAAAATAAGAAAGTGCGCCAACAACTGCACCCTTTAGAGTTTGGTCTGCGACCTGTTGATTCTTCGTAGCCATGAGTGCTCCTTGTGATAGGGTATCCTTTAATAATACTGTATCTAGAGACTTACTGCTCTTGAATCTGTGCATAGAATGGAGCACCCGTATGAGGGTCATAATGAGCCGCAACGGTAAGGGCCTTGAGGGCAAGACTTTTCGCTTGGGGAGCGGTCAACTTCTTCTTGGGAAAAAGAGCCTTAAGAGCACCCAATGCGTATGGGCCCCCCGTCCCCAAAGCGTAGAGACCATTGTTGTCGGAAGCCCACGAATAGTCGCTATCAATAACATAGATAACACCGTTAATAGCCACGAGGATTGATGACCCTTGCTCTGCAACATGGTCTGATTGGTCATTATTAGGGGACGAATAACCCTGTGAATCAAAGCATTCTCGTAAATCAGGAATAAACTTTGAAGTAAAAAACTTGTCTAAACGTATTCCAAGAAGAGTTGCTGGTGGTGCTGGAGGGTTAAAGACATGGTGCAAAAGGTTAATTGCACGCATATCTCCAGCCGCTCCAATGATATATTTGCCGTTTTTGGCAACCTTGCCAGAACCAGGGCGCACTGTAGATATCCGTGATACAAACCCATTTGAGTCTGTATCCGAAATGCGTGAATCGTTAGCAATTATGGCGTAACCATCACCCTGTATTCCAACAATAGTTGTCATTCTCCGAACACTTTTCCTTTGTAAAACATTGTTCCATCGTGGATTGGAAGCATTTCAGGATGAAACGGACCATCACCTTCTTTGTAGTGTATTACCCCTAAGCCTTGTTGCCAGTCTTCCACAATGGTTAGTGGGCGACCATCAAGGTCAATACCACCCTTAGTTGAAGGTACTTCACCTGATACACGAGCAAGGCAACCAAATGAAATAGCAGCAACTGTTTTTGCACCATCCCAATCTTGGCGTGTGCGTTCTGCCCATTCACGGCGATGGATATGTCCATACACAACAGAAACTTTCTCTGTGCTTAGGTACTTGTGGGCAGTAGAACCACCTGAAGCAACTTTGTGACCATGAATAATTTTAATTCGGTTGTTTAACCAAAGTTGACTTGCAGGGTATCCAGCAAGGTA